AAGTTGCTTGATCATGAGAGTAAGTATAATTTCACCACTATTTTGCCATTTGCGTATGAGCCACTTGCACACTGTAAACGATTTGATACTTGGATGAGCACTCAGATACCAGACGCAAGTCTCCACCAAGCATACTATGCGTTCGTTGCAAGTTGCTTAACGCGGCACAAGGCCGACATTATTATGTTACTTGCTGGAGAAACGAGCACAGGTAAAAGTTCGCTGATAGACATAACGAGGCGCTTGATTGGTATGGAGAATAGTGTGGCTGTATCTGCCGGCGTTTTGTTTAGTGGTACAAGCGAGGCGCAGACACAGGCTATGCAAATGGAAAATAAACTGCTTGCGTATGATTTTGATTCGCAGCCATTTAAACACTTAGAAATGTTATTGAAGGTGGCCGCGCAGGAGCCACTGCCGGGCTGGCAAATGCACGTAGCGCGCAGGCCAGTGGTGAACTATGGCCGATTACTTATTGCCATGAACCCATACAATTATAGTGTATTCAACCCAGCGGTTGCCAGACGGTTTATCACTATCAATATGGACGTGCCTGTGGTGAAGGACAACAACGTAATGCCAGCCATATACGAGAATGAACTCGCGGGTATATTCAACCACGTGTTGAATGTAGGGGTGAAGCACCTACTTGAAAACAACGGACAGATTAAAGTAACGGAGTCGATGCGCAAAGCAACGTTGGACTTCCACACCAAACAAAAAGATTCGAGTCGTTGGTTTGAGTCACGGTATGTACTGCTTAAACCATCTACGGATAAGAGTAATAAGCGCAGCGTGGAGGCAAAGTTGCAGGCGGCCAACCCGGACGCAACGCTTGTATTCATAACACTGACAGAAATGTATATGCAGTACAGGGCGTGGCTCGTGGATGAAGAAGGATGGAATGAAAACAAGATGCCAATGCGCAAACACTTCGTAGCTGACCTTAAACTTATTGGGGTGGATGAAACGGTGGTAAATATGGGTAATAATGACGTAAAAAAAGGTCTGTTCTTGGGGGTAAAAAAGTAGTAATCGATGGGCCTAAAAACTAGTAATCGACGAAAAGCAGACGGTTTTTTACACACGTTTCCCGGCCGCCCCGCCTGAAAAGTAGTAATCCAGTAATCGACGAGGGGTCTAAGTCGCTGATAATGTGATCGATTACTCGATTACTAAAAAAAAGTTCTAAGAGGTAGGGGGTCTGATATCGTTAGGCCAACCCTATGTAGGAAAATTTTAGTAATCGAGTAATCGACGACTAGAATGGAGGGGGCGGGCGGGGCTTTTATTTGTCAGAAAAATTGGCTACTTTTATACCTTCAAGACTTATACACGACTTTTGAAATATGGCGAATGATGATAGCATTGAAAACGAGATTCAGTTCATAATGAGTAGATAGCTATCTACTCATTCGCATTTATACTGTATGGCAAAACGCGGAAGTCCAGAGCATAACAAAAAATTAATTGAGCAGACAAAAGCCAAGCGATGGAAAAAAGGTCAAAGTGGAAACCCGCATGGGAGACCAAAGAGATTACCTTCGTTGGATGTTATCCTTGCCCATGTGTTCGGAGTTAACGAGGGCCAACCTGATGAGAAGTCAAAGCTCACTGAGATAATGGAAGCAATGTATAAAGCAGGTAAACGAGGTAATGTACCAGCAGCTAACTTAGTGCTTGAGCGGATGGCAGGAAAAGTTGCACAAAAGGTTAACATGCAAGTTGGTGTGAGCAAAGAAGACGTTGGCAAACTGTTTCCGTTCGCACCGCCCGATGATGAAACGAAATAATAAACCTAAGTAAAGTTAACGCATATGAGCAACGAGATTAAAAAGGCAATTGTGATTGCAACTGGTGCTGAGGTGAAGGTATACAGGTTGAAGAAAGGCGGGTGGTGTCTTTATGCCGATTGCAAAACTGAGTATAAGGATATCGAATTAAAGTTTTAATAGTATTAAATGGAAAGGGCCAGCGAAAAACGTAACGCTATAAATGATGGGCTTGTTGCGCTGCGCTCCTTTCCTTTATACAATGAGTCGGGCATGCCTCTCGATGAAGCACACTTGCCCGGCCTTTTTATATTAAAGTCTGTATGCTTAGCCTTCGTAGTGGTTGTGACTAAGTATATTTTTTGCAGACTTGCTTTTATTTTTTTAAACTGTTAATGATTATTGAAGAAGTATCTAATTGTTGGGGTAATTGTTGCGTTAATGGCTAACGTATACAACCCGAACTTACTGGGATTACACAAAGCATTCACGGGCGGTAAGTCCGGTATGCTTATGGAAGGTTCATCACGCTCCGGTAAAACATACTCATCAATTGATTTCTTAGTATGGCTCAGTACACAAATGCCATCAGGTACGACCACCAACATAATCAAAGAAACCTTTGCGTCATTCAAAACAACATTATATCGCGATTTCAATAAACGGCTGCCACAGTTCGGTATCAGCTCGCCATTTGCAGAAAAGCACAATGTTAATAGCTTTAAGTTGTGGGATAATCAGATCAATCTTTTATCTGCTGATAACGAAAGCGTTTACTCGGGTGTAGGTTCCGATATTTTTTGGGTAAACGAATCATTAGATATATCACAGCAGGTGCATGATCAATCGGAGCAACGTTGCCAAAGATTCTGGTGGCATGATTACAATCCTAAGGTAACAGAGCATTGGGTTTACGATAGGCTAGCGAATCGTAGTGATGTACAATTCCTTAAGACTACGTTCTTAGACAATCCACATATAAGCGCAATGGAGAAACGTAAGATACTTTCTTACGAACCTAACGCATTCAACATTAAAGAAGGCACGGCAGATGATTATATGTGGAACGTATACGGTCTGGGATTGAGGTCTGCCCCCGAAGGCCTCATATTTCAGCACGTTGAGTGGATTGACAAAATGCCTCCACTCAATCAGCTATACTATGCAATGGATTTTGGCAGCGTTGACCCAACTGTACTCGTGGTTGGTGGCAAGAAAGATAAGAACGCATACTATCAAAAGATATTCAGCGAGCCGACCGACAACCCCGATCGCATCATTGAATTATTGGTGCAGCATGAAATCAGCAAGAAAGCAATCATACATGCAGATAGTGCAAGTGCGGGTAACATATCCTACTTAAGGCGCAAAGGCTGGATGGTAATTCCCACGGCTAAGATTGAAGTGGTGGAGGGTATCGGCATAATGAAAAATTACAAGACACATATTGTGGAGGACAGGGAATGGCGTAAAGAACAAACTGGTTATAAGTATAGAACGATTAATGGTAAGAACACAGGCGTGCCGCTTGATGCGTTTAACCATTGCTGGGATTGTGCTCGATATATTGCAGTAGCTAATTTTATATAGTATGAACGAAGCTGAAAGAGTTGTGTTGCAAAAGCTTATTGCTTATGTGGTGCTAAGAATTAAGAAGAAATGATTGCAGTAGTCACCATAATGTTTGTAGCAATATTGATTGGCTGGGGATTTAGCTCACTGTATAATGATTTACTGCATCGTGAAGATGATAACGAAGACACATTAATATAATGGTAAAGCAACGCACGGGTATCCTTAAGACTTTGGTTAACACATTTACTAACTTGTGGGAGCCTACGCGCGTGCGTGGTAATTACCTATACAGCATTCCTTATGATGCTTGGAATCGCGAAGACTACCTCAAATCGTTCCTAGACATACCAGAGCTTAATGCGGTTATCTGTACTGATGCGAGAATGTTTACCAACGGTATAATTAAAGAGGTTGATGCGAACGGAACGGAAGTAAAGAACAGTAAGCTAGTCGAAGTATTGAACAACCCCAATTGGTTTCAATCAGGTGAGGAGTTCAGAAGGCAATCGCGTTTGTTCCGTTTAATTTTTGGCAACGAGTATATTTATGAGATGATACCGTTTGGCGTAGAGTTGGAGAACGCCAGCACGCGTGCGTTGTATACATTGCCGCCTAATTGGATGGAGATAAAGTATACGGAGACGCAACCGTTCTTTATGTTTACAGAAACACCACAAGGCTTGCGTTATGTAATTCAGTATCGTAGCAAAGAATATCCAATACCAACCGCCAACTTAATTCACTTGAATGATGACCGAGTGAAGATGACGAGCAAGTATGGCACGGATGGGGGTAACATATTCAAAGGCGAATCGAAGCTTAAAGCATTAACACCAGCCATCAACAACTTGAAGATGGCATACGAAACTCGCGGCACATTATTAAAGAATAGAGGAGCGTTGGGTATACTATCAAACGCAACAAGCGACAAGGTTGGTGCATTGCCGTTGCAAGAAGGCGAAACAGAACGCTTGCAAAGCGAGTACGCAAGTAAGTATGGTGGTATGGAAGGGCAGATGCAGTTGATCATTACCAATGCCGATTTGCGTTGGCAGCAGATGAGTGTGAACCCTGATAAGATGGGTTTATACACAGAGACAGCGGAGGACTTTAACAAGATCATCGATGCGTATGGTAGTTTTTCATTATACCCAGACCCTCCACCACTTCAATCTTGGCTGTGGGTATTACCATCCAGCCCTTACGCCTTAAGTAGGATATGTTGCCTGCGCTTGCACTGTCTGCATGTATGATCGCTTTCTTGCTAATGTTATTCTCCTCCAATAATTGTATAATGCGATCGGGATTATCGGTCGGCTCGCTGAATATTTTTTGGTAGTATGCGTTCTTATCTTTCTTACCACCAACCACCAACACCGTTGGATCAACGCTACCAAAGTCCATCGCATAGTATAGTTGATTGAGTGGAGGCATCTTATCTATCCACGTAACGTGCTGAAAGATTAAACCTTCTGGTGCAGAGCGCAAGCCAAGGCCGTATACGTTCCACATGTAATCGTCTGCCGTGCCCTCTTTAACATTAACAGGATTCGATGGGTCGTAAGATAGTATCTTAAGTTTACCCATCTTAGGTATGTATGGATTATCCAATAATGTACTAACAAGGAATCCTACATTGCTTCGACTTGCAAGCCTGTCATATACCCAGTGTTCTGTTACCTTAGGATTGTAATCGTGCCACCAGAATCTTTCGCAACGTTGTTCCGATTGATCATGTACCTGCTGTGATACATCAAGACTTTCATTTATCCAAAACAAATCGCTACCTACACCACTGTACACTGACTCATTATCCGCGCTCAGCAAATTGATTTGATTATCCCACAACTTAAATGTACTGACATTAGATTTGTCAGAGAATGGTGAACTTATACCAAACTGTGGAAGGCGCGTATTAAAATCGCGATAGAGTGTGGTCTTAAATGAATTGAATGTTTCCTTGATTATATTTATGGTGAGATTGCTATGCGTGCTACATACCCACACCAAGAAATCAATTGATGAGTAAGTCTTACCGCTGCGAGAACCGCCTTCCAGTAAGCAGCCGACTTTTTTAGGCGAGGTCTTAGTGCTCGCGAAAGCGTCATGCAATTTAATAAGATTGGGATTATAAACGTTCAATGCAAACGCTATTACAATCCCGGCTGTGAGTAGAGTCCCTTTCAACCATTCAAGTTTAAAAAATTAAGTGGTAGATGTTTCGATACTCGACAATGACCAAAACTTTTATACTACCACTATAAAAACAAGGCGCAAAAAATATCGGCAACCACTCCGAACGCCTAACCAATTATATTGTTATAACTCTGTGCAGCGCCTCATAACTAAGTGGCCTGTTTCTCCTACGTGCGTGCTCTGACTTTAATTTGCTCACCATCTTCTTTACGTCCGGGCAG